ACAACAGATTCAAGACCTCATTGGGCAACAAGGATATTTAACAGAAGATCAAATCAGAGCCATGATGGGTGAAGCCGGTTATTTAGGGCAGGAAGGAGTAGACGCTTCTGTTCAAGCAGCCCTCGATGCTGCATTAGGACAAGGCGGAGCCATCAGTTCTGCTATTGCAACCGCTATGCAAAACCAACAAAAATACGACGTAGACACAGGCCCACAAACCCCAACATACACATCTCCTCCTGCTGGAGATCCTTACGGCGGACAAAACCCATACGCTTTAATGTTAGGACAAAACTACGGAAAAACACCTTTTGCTGGTGGAACAACCACAGGGGCAGAAAACCCTTATGGATTAGGTAGTTTAGACCTTGGAAACACGGCAGACTATAACTTTAATATACCAACAACGTCTTCGGCGCAACTATACCCTACGGGAATAAGCTCCATGTATTTTCAACCACCAAACAAAAACTTTAACGATGATAGGTTTGGAGATCCTTTTACAGACCCTAATCATCCTCTGTATGGGACCATAGACCCAGTACCTATGGACCCTTTTACAGACCCTAATCATCCTGGATATGGGGCCATAGACCCAGCACCTAATTTTAAACGTCCCCCTGGCGGTTAAAGGAGAATAATTATTGACAGCGTAGATTTTGCTTATAAACTATTGAAAATAGTACGAGAAAAGCAAGAAAGAGTACAAACGATGATGCTTAACGGCGAAGTAAAAGACTGGGAGCATTATCGCAATTTAACAGGACAAACAGAAGCTTTGGCTTATGTTATATCTGAGATAGATACGTTACTAGATAAATCAGGAGATTAAACTGTGAGTGACGCCACCACCGCCCTTGAAGAGAAGTGGGCGCAAGAAGAGGCAAGTAAAGCGCCTTTAGAAAAAGCTTACGAAAAAATTGGAAAGAAAAAATCGGATGAAGAAAAACTTAATCCGGAAAAACTTTCTTCTGATTTATTAAGTCAGTTACCGAGCCCAACAGGTTGGAGAATACTTATTCTTCCTTATCGTGGAAAAACTCGAACCGAAGGCGGCATTTACCTCACAGAACAAACAATAGACAGACAACAACTGTCCACGGTCCTTGGTTATGTATTAAAGACAGGACCGCTCGCTTACCAAGATGAAGACAAGTTTCCAACCGGACCTTGGTGCGAGGAAGGAGACTGGGTGTTGTTTGGAAGATACGCAGGCTCTCGTTTTGACATAGAGGGTGGCGAAGTGAAAATTCTTAACGATGATGAGATCATCGCTAAAGTAGAAGACCCAGAAGCAATTCTGCACAACTATTAACATGAGGAGTAAATCATGCCAGCACAAGAACTGACAAAGACAGACGAAGAAAAAATGGTGGACCTGGATGTTTCCGGTCCTGCCGTTGACGTCGAACTGCCACAGGAAGGCGCCGTTATATCAGAAGTAGAAGAGGTAGAAACAGCCGAAGAAACACCGCAAATTGAAGTTCGCGAAAAAGACGAAGAAGAACTTGAAAATTACAGTAAAAACGTAAAGACACGAATTAATAAACTCACCGCTAAATTACGAGAAGCGGAACGCAGAGAACAAGCAGCAACTCAATTTGCAGAAAGTGTTAAACAAGAGAACGAAAAGTTAAAAACTAAAAACGTTGCACTTGATGGAAACTATATGGTTGAGTATGCAAACAGAATTACAACCGAAACAGCGTCCGCAAAAGCAGACTTAAAGTCCGCCACTGAAATGGACGATGTTGAAAAACAAGTTGAAGCACAACAAAAACTTGCAAGGCTAGCAGTTGAAGCACAGCAACTAAAAAACTTGAACGCACAAAGGCAAGCTCGAAAACAAGAAATTGTGAACCCTAACATGACGCTTGACCAAGCCGTAGAACAAGCTAATACAAACCAACAACAAGCTGCTCCACCTGACCCAAAAGCAGAAGCGTGGGCAGAAAACAACCCTTGGTTTGGTGAAGACACTGCTATGACTATGACCAGTTTTGTAATACATAGACAGTTGACCGAAGAAGAAGGGTTTGACGCAACTGAAGATCAGTATTATGATGAGATAGATAAACGAATGAGAGCAGAGTTTCCACATAAATTTGGAGACGCTGTTCCACAAGAAGACACCCGTCCCGCCCAAACGGTGGCATCTGCTACACGCAGTCCAAAAAGAGGGCGCGGCAAAAACACTGTGAGACTCACACCGTCACAGGTTGCTATTGCTAAAAAATTAGGTGTGCCACTAGAAGAGTATGCACGACACGTGAAGGAGTAAAAAATGGCTACTACTAAAACTAAAGAAAACACTCGAGCTTCACGCGGAACCGAGACTCGTGAAAAACAAGCGAGAAGAAAACCTTGGTCTCCACCATCCGCACTGGATGCACCCCCGGCACCGGAAGGCTATAAGCATAGATGGATAAGAACAGAGGTCCGCGGGCAATCAGACACAAAAAATATGTCGTCAAGATT